AGCCTTTGAGTATTAAATACTCATTTATTATTTAAATTGTTTTTTAAATATATTATTAGAAAATTTTGTATTGATTATAATTGATTATTTAATCAGCATCTGATTTTTTTTTACGAACAATTTTCTTTTTCTTTTTTGGTTTAGGTGCTTCAACTACAACAGCATCATCATCATCATCATCAGGTTCTTCATCCACTTCATCTTCATCTTGACCGTCATCATTATCACTGCTGTTTACATCAAAACTAGGACATGCAACTGCTCCTACTTCTTCTTCTTCTTCTTCTTCCTCTTTCTCTTTTTGATTTAGCTCTTCTTCAACAGCTTCATCATCAGAATCATCCATCAACATACATTTACCTTGTCCTACCAATTGACGCGGAGGTCTTACACAAGCTTGTTGTAGTCTCCATGTTACACCGAACTTACCACCTACAAACCATAGACCACCACATTGAATTAGACCCTTTACACTACTACCCTTTGGAACTAGTGTCATTGGTGTTTGACCGTCAGTGTCATCGCGATTAGGACCGAACGTGCATTGACCTTTCATATCAAACAATTCGCAATTGAACTTTCCATTCCAATATGGAAGTTTAACACTAAGTGTTGGATCGCGCTCCAAGTCTGATTCCCCTGAACCATCTTTTTTCTTAGGATATTTAAGCAATGGATTAAACAATGCCTCAGCGACTTGCCTATTCATCTTACTCTTACCAAACCAATCCTTAGAATTATTGACCGCATCATCCAAAATCTTTTCTTGTAGCTGTTTAACTTGCTCCAAAAACTTAAATTCGGCATCACTCTTTTCTGGATTAAATTGTAGGGATAGGGAATACTTAGCAACACCGCTGCTCTCATCAACCCATTCACTTACACCCCAACTAAACATAAGAGGGATTTGTAGCGTAAGCCACTGTCCGTTATGGGTTAATTTGACTGCTTTACCGCCGCGCTTGTCGACAGTAGGTGGTTTGTATTTAACATTACCACACCAATTAGATTTCGCTTTTACAAAACTAGGAGAACTCATTTTATAAATTAATATATATGATTTTTTTTAAATCAATTTTTTATATATTTAACGGCTTTTCTTTCATGTTGAAACTTGGGACTTTAATCTTTATTCCAAGAATTTAATCGTTTATTTCTAAAAGCGGGGTTTTTAAAATTTCCATCGTTATTAGGTGATGTGTGTTTATTAGGATGAATGTTAAATTCCCTTTTATTTATCTTTTTTCTGGCTGGTGGATTCCGTTTAAAGTCAATTGTTTTAACTTTTGTATGTGTATGGTTGGTTCTAGGAGAGAAAGTTTCTTGTAATTCATTTATTTCATCCGCAAAAGTTTGCTTATACCATTCATGAGTTTTTGGAGTAGTTACACTTGCGACTTCCTGTGAAGAAAATTTTAATCTTCTATTATCAACGGGTGTTAAAGGTTTGCTTGGGTTTACATTTATAGTAAAACTGTCTTTATTAATATTAGGAACGGGTAATGTTAGAGGTAAAACTGATGGAACTGGTGGAGGTTTTAAAGAATTTAAAGTTTTCTTTGTTTTTGTTGGTACTACTGATTTTGAAAATCTTTTTCTAACGTCCGGGAGTTTTAATGGTGGAATATCATTTTCAATAACATTCGTTTTTAGTTTGATCTTTACTCTTTTCAAATAGCAAATAGTACAAAAAGATAAACAAGTTATAGTCGAAAAAATAGTAATTAATATAACAGCCGTATTATCGTTTTTATTTTCAGGAACAATAGATTTTTCGTCTGTATTTGAAATTGAAGTATCATAATATATACTTTTATTAAATTGAGTTATATTTTTATTATCATTTATAGATTGTGTAGTAACAGTTGCTTGCGTTGTTGTAGGTATTGTAGTAGTTGTAGGTATTGTAGTAGTTGTAGGTATTGTAGTAGTTGTAGTAGTAGTAGTAGTAGATGCTGTCTTGGTAGTTGTTGGTAAATCTGTAATTGTAGAGTTAGGGTTAAATTCTGTTATATTGATTGTATTTACAATATTGCTTGTATTTTTTACTATAGAAAAGTTTGAAATTATATTACTTACATTAGAATTATTTAATATATCTTGTATTGAAGAATTAAAATTATTAATATCAAAATTATTTTCATTTAAAATTAATTCAGAATTAGCAGGATATTGTGTATCAAAAGCGTTTTTATATATATTTAAAGGGTCTTCTACACACATATAGACGCCGATTTTAGATACAGTTACTCCATTGATTTCATTATTCATACCCCATAATTTATTACAATTTGTATCAATAGAAAATACTGATGAAATCATCAATAAAAATATTAGTATTTTATTAATCATATTACATAATACAGTTTAAACGTATTTAAATGTTTATATATTTAAATAATAAATATAAAAATAATTTATAGATATTATTTATATGACTGAAATTGTAAATGTAAAAGAAAAAAAAGTTCTTTTAGCTTTATCCCCAAAAGCATATTTAAATACGTTTATATTTGATGATGTAAAAAATATTAAAAGAGGCAAAAAAAAGATATTGGAAAAAGATTTTATTATACCTGAATATAATGAGTATGAAAATGTAATATCAAAAAATTATAATGTATCACAGTTGAAGAAAATTTTAAAGTATTACAAATTAAAAATATCAGGAAACAAACAAGAAAAAATTTCAAGAATATATAATAACTTGAAATATTCTTATTATGCTATAAAGATTCAGAAAATATTTCGTAAAAATATAATAAAAAATTTAATACAATCCAAAGGCAAAGGATTATTTAATAGAAATATATGTGTAAATGAATGGGACCCATTAACATTAGAACCACTAACAGATATTAATTTTGATAATTATATATCTATAGAAGAATCGGGTAAAACATATGGTTTTAACATAGCCTCTTTTTATAATTTATGGAAAAGAAAAGCATTGGATAAAAACACAATAATTAATCCATTTTCTAGAAATTCAATTAGTCGACGCTATTGGGAGAATTGTCTTTACATTATATACGTATCAAAAAAAATTAATAGAAATGTTATAATTCAGAGAGAAGAAGATGAAATACTTTCTATAATAAAGAAGATTGAAATGAGAACTACTAGTTTATTTCAGAAAATTGATGAATTGGGGTATATCACAGATATAAATTGGTTTATGAACTTATCTAGATTAAGACTTGGTAGATTTGTAAAAGAATTAAAAGAAATCTGGAGTTATAGATTGCAAATACCACAAGAAATAAAAAATCAAATATGCCCGCCTAATGGTATGCCATTTATAGGAATACATCTTTTAGATATTCTACATTTATCTAAAGAAAATTTAAGAAAAAAATGTTTAAAAGTAATGGAAAATTTAATTTCCGGCAATGATCATGATTCGAAACACGTTGGAGCTACGTATATTTTAGGAGCTTTGACCTTAGTATCAGGTGCTGCTGCAAATTCTATGCCGTGGTTGTTTCAATCTTTTATGTATAATGTAGGTGGTCCTCCAACACCACCACCAAATACACAGGTTTAATTTTATGGTGCGTTTTCGTCATAAATTGAATTAAATATATTATTATAAAAATCAATATAAAAAGAACTCGATAAAGGTAATCATAAGATGCCCAAGAAAAAGGTCACCTCAAAATCCTCGAATGCTTCCAAAGCCACCAAAACAGCTGTAGTTCAACAAGCAGCACAAGTTGCTCCAGCAGCAACCCCATCCGTTGAATCACCGTCCACACAAGTTCAGCTACAAGAACAATTCACTTCTCTATTAGCACAATTGACCGCATTGCGTTCTCAATTGACTGCGGTGACTACCCAAGCGCGTAGTCTAGCAAAACGGGCTGACCGTGAATTGAAACACGCTCAAAAGCAAGGACGCAAGAAGCGTAAGTCAGGAAATCGTGCTCCTAGTGGTTTTGTAAAACCAACGAAAATCAGCAATGAATTGGCTAGTTTCCTTAACAAACCAAAAGGAACTGAAATGGCACGCACCGAAGTCACTAGGGAAATTAATAACTACATTCGTGAAAACAAACTTCAAGACCCAAAGAATGGTCGCCATATTCTCGCTGACAAGAAATTGAAAACTCTATTGAAATTGAAGAATACCGATGAATTGACTTACTTCAATCTTCAACGATTTATGAGCCCTCACTTCGCAAAAGCAAGTAGCTCTACTACTAGCTCTACTACTAGCTCTACTACTAGCTCTACTGGCTCCAACTAAATATATAATTAATAAAAAAATAATAAATGATACTAATAATTATATTAATATCATTATCTACCATAATCAAGGAAATATAAAATTATCTATTTCTAATATTTCATATAACTTTTTCTTATTATATTTACCTCTCAATAGTTCATTGTTGTCTTTACTTATATCAATATTAAACAACGAACAAATTCTGTTGTAATTGTCTAGATTTATTTCATTATAAAAATTTTCTTTTATCCAGATAATATACGATTTTTCTGTAGATTTATTTTTCCACATTAAATAATACTTGTATAATTTAAACACCGGCCTTGTATTATTATCATAATCTGTTCCACATAATATACACATTGTTTTAAAATTTGTGTATGAGATATCTAACTTTTTTAATATCTTGTCTGTATCGTACAAACACATAGTTTGTTTTTTTATATTTAAATATCTTAAAACACGAGGACAGCCATATACAAATAAATCCATATCATCACTTATACAAGCATATGCTTTTTTTTGCAATACCATCTTAGCACAAAGAACATCTGCCTCACCTTCTGCTATTACTTGTGTTATACCATACGAATCTAATAATTGTTTTATATTTTCTATATCTACCTGTTTAATTCTTACTATTTTTTTTCTTAGACCTTCAATTTTTTCTAATAATAAAGTGTCTTCTTTTTTATTTTTTTCATATGTCTCTTTCATTAAATAATACTTTTCTGTTAATTTTCTTTTTTCTTGTTTCCTTCTTTCTATTTCTGCCTTTTTTTCGGTAGGTGTTTTACCATCCCATACAAATATTGGTGTAATTTCATATTTTTTAAATAAATTACATAATAAATAAAATCCTTCTATCAAAGATAATTCTTGACGAAATTTATACATATATATATGCGTATCTATACATATTATTTTACCTCTCAAATCATTTAAATGGACCGTTTTTAAAGTATGTTTACAAGTATACTTTATAAATTGGTTAAGTAATTTAATTCCCATATATTGATCAAATTATAAATATTATTTTTTAATCAATTTTTATGAAAATATAGACATTCTCATAGTTTCCAATAATTTACTCTCTTGGTTTTCAATATAGTATTTACTCATCCATTTTAAATTTTTTATTAGTTTGCCAGATTTATAATTATTTTTTATAAATTTGAATATCTCTTCTAGCATTTTTGCCGTCTTTTTAAAACATATAATATCGTTGTTATTCTCATAACACAAATTGAAAAACGAATTATAATTCATTAGAAATATAAGTTTTAATATATAATATTCAAATACATGTGTCTTTTGTCTATACGTATTTGGTTTAAATAAATTTTCATAATCTATTATTTCCAAAAAATGTAATATTTTTACTACTTGAAACATAGAAAATAATGTCTCTATATATATCATTACTTCCCAATTTACCAAAAATTCTTTTTCGTTTTTTGATAAAAATGTTGATATAAAAGTTGTATTTAAAAATATAGCCCAAAATTCACTGTATGATTCACTTATTTCAAACTCACTTTTTAATGGAAATATACTTTTTACATCATTTCTTAATTTTTTGTAATCAAGTCCCGAAAAATCCATACATAATGAATGCATTGTTTCATGCATCAATACTTTAAACCACTCTTCTTTTCTATATATCAAACATTCGCCATTAACCGCACAAGCATAGGTTACTGCCGTATTACAATTTACCTGATCTAATATATCTGTTTTACTTTTCGGCAATACTTTATTATGTTCGCTGAAATAAATATATAATATAAATTTCTTTTGCTTACTATCTGAGTATTTATATATAAATTTTAACCATGTATATATTTTTTTAAACTTTTCATGATAACTATTTGTTTCTTCATTATCTTTTAAAACAAAATTTACTGTCAAGTCAAATTTGTTTATTTTTGCTTTAAATACAAACATATTTTTACAGTTCATTATTTCATTAGATATACTTTTTGGAATATATCTTGAATTAAGCAAAGAAGAATCATCATCAATTTGTTCAATTTGAGATGTATAATTAACAGTTTCTCCAGTGATTTTTTTTATATCATTGTAATATTTTTTTAACGTGGTGCTTAATACAGAGGATAATTCCTGTGTTTTCAATGGAAATTCCATAAAATCTTTGAAAAAGGGTTTCATTAAATCTACCTGCATTTTTTCCAATTTCATATATATATTATAAATATTGTTTATAATATATTTAACTAGTTTTATTATTGTAATTCTTTTCTAATTCTCATAGTATCATAAAATACTACATCTGAACTAGCCCTTACTATATGTTGTAATTTCGCATCTTTTGTTTCTAGTAATATTTTTTTAGCATCTTTATTTTGATTATATTTTGCTCTTTGTCCGTTTTCCATTACTTTTTCTTGTCTACCATCTTTTCCAAAAAAGTCTTCGTCTGTTTTTATTCCTTTTCTTTCAGGTATTTTTTTTCCTTTAATTTTACCCGTTTTTCCTCCAAATGATTTCGCAAGAACTGGATCTTTTGACATTTCTGGATGTGAATTTTTAGAATTTAATGTAAATGATTCAAAAAACTTTTTATTATTTGTAAATTTATGTGCATGATAATAATGTTCTACTGATTGCCATTCATATTCATTGCCAAATTCATCTTTACCCAATTTAAAAGGTGTTTTCGCAAAATTAGATAATGTTTTGCGCCAATTTGGAATTTTTTTTAATTCTTTAAAGTCTTCTTTTCTTTTTTCAGGTATTTTCTCTCCCTTACCCTCGCCGGGAGCAACATTTTTTGATTTTGAATAAAATCTAAATATAATACCTTCGTTATATAATTTATTATCATCTTCTTTCTTAGTTGGCTCTGTTTCTATTTCTATTTCTTCTGGTTCTTTTTTTAAATCTATTTTATCTTTATCATCTAACCCTTTTTGTATACCAAAATGATTAGTAAATTTCGGTATATAACTGTATATATTTTTGCCTTTACTGCTTAAACACTTTTCTCTTATAAGACTTTTTATTCCAAATGGTATTTCATGAAATCTAAATATTGATTTATTATTATAACTTATTAACTTGTAATGATTTCCCGTATGTTCTGCTATAATGTAAAATCTGGGTTTAAATACTCCTTTTTTTACTATAGATTCACTTACCATATCTCCACAAGATAACACATTTTCCATATCTTTTTCTCTATACTTCAAACTACTAAGTATAATCATCTTTATATTTAATACTTCTTCAAGTATTGAAATAGAAGAACTATCAGCCCAAAATCTACAAGTTCTAACGTGTTTACGTAATTTATCTAATGTTGTTATCCCTTTCATCCAATTATAATCGCCTCCTATATCTTTTAAATCTTCTAATTCTGTTTTCTTTTTTTTAAAGTCCTCGTTGGTAGTCCTTAGATATTTTTTTAATTCATCTATTTTATTTATTACCTCCTTTTTATCACTATGTTTGTCTACTCTATCATATATTCCAGTCTGTAATTCTTTTTTTAATTTCATATATTCTTTCTTTTTTGTATTGCCATCGAGGCTCATTTTTTTTATTTCGTCATTTAAATTATCAATACCGTTTTGTGTCATATCATAATATTCTTTATATGTTTCAAAATTTTTATGGTTCATATATTCGGCTAAAATTCCTCTTAATTTATTTACTTTAACATGTCTTCCTATATCTTTAAAGCCTTCTCTAACAACTGCAAATAAACAGTCGCCATTACTTTCTACATCTTTTATATCATATAAATCATTATGTAAGAAAGCTCTAACCCAAATAGTCGCTTTTCTTGGAACATATTTTTTCCGTCTTTTTTCATCATCTTCGTAACTTTCTTCTTCTGGATAGTCATCATCATCATCCTCATTAATATTCAAAGCATTTACGATTTTATCTTTTTTCACATCATTCAAACTTTCAGGTATTTCTTCTACTGGTTCATCATCTATAGGTAAATTTTCATTTTCTATACATTTTTTTATATAATCTTTTGTAACAAAACTAAATAAGATAGGTCCTTCTATCAAAGAAATATCTAGGTCCCCATCATCATCTATTAATGAACTATATGAAGATGACAAAAATTCATATATTCCTATTTGATATATTTTGTCTTTTTCGTCTGCAACCAAATATACCGGAACATACGTTATATCAAATTTTTTATAATCTTCTTTTATTTGACCTACAGCAATGACAACTTCATTCCCTTTTATATTCATTCCATACAAAGATACATCTTTATTCTTATCTTCTTCTTCTATTTCTTTATTTTCTTTGTATTCTAAAGCAGGATCAATTTTGGATACTACCATTATATATTAAACCAATATATATTTAATATTTAATTATTTATAATTATAAATTGTTTCAAATAGGGGTCTTCGCGTAATTGTTCCAAGTAAAACCAATGTAATTTTCTTTTTTCTACTGTATCGTAATTAAAATCATTTTGTTCAAAAATTATGATTTCGTGTATCAGATCTAATTTCCTTTTTTTTCTTTTACTTATATCATAATACCCAGCTA